GACCCGGCGAGTCCAAAACCACGCACAAGATTAGTGACCGGGAACGTGCGCGGCGTTCTGTACAGATGAAGCTGAAGAATGCCAAGAAGAGGCAGGTCAAGCAGGAACAGAAAGCGACACGCAATCGCAAGAAGGTTCGCGAACTCAAAGTTGCAGCTAAGAACATAGAGAATGCCTTGAACGGCAACAAGACCCGTGTGGTAGATGCTGCAGACCTCGACGTATTACCCCCAGCAGTTACGGACCTAATAGATGATACCCCTGTCATTTTCAAACCCAATGAAGGACCTCAAGAGGACTTTCTTTCGGCTTCCGAACAGGATGTACTTTATGGCGGGGCCGCTGGCGGTGGCAAGTCATTTGCTCTACTTGCTGACCCCCTACGCTATTGCCATAATCCCAACCATCGTGGCCTTCTTCTCCGGCGAACGCTCGACGAACTAACGGAACTCATCGACAAGTCGAAGCAGCTATACCCCAAGGCATTTCCCGGCGCACACTTCAGAGAGTCCAAGTCAACGTGGGTCTTTCCATCCGGTGCAACCATGTGGTTCACCTATCTCGACAGAGATAAAGATGTAACTCGTTTTCAGGGACAGGCGTTCAACTGGATTGGCATAGACGAAATAACACAGTATCCCAGCAGCTACGTCTGGGACTATCTTCGCTCCCGTCTTCGTTCGACGGACAGCGAACTACAGCAAAGTCTTACCATGCGCTGCACAGCCAACCCCGGCGGTGTTGGTGGCTGGTGGGTAAAGAAAATGTACATAGATGCCAGCGAACCTAACAAGGCGTTCGGTGCTAAAGACTTAGAAACAGGTCGTGAATTTGTGTGGCCTGAAAATCATCCAAAAGCAGGTCAACCTCTATTCTACCGCAAGTTCATTCCAGCGAGGTTGACTGACAACCCCTTCCTGATGGCAGATGGTCAGTATGAGGCCATGCTTCGGTCACTCCCGGATGTCGAGCGTAGACGACTCCTAGAAGGGGATTGGGATGTGGCAGAGGGAGCGGCCTTCCCAGAGTTTTCGAGGACACGTCATGTGGTCGAACATTTTGAGCTTCCCACGAACTGGCCCCGCATACGTGCCGCCGACTACGGCTACTCTTCGCCGTCGTGTGTTTTGTGGGGTGCTATTGATTGGGATAATAATATTTGGGTTTATCGTGAATTATACGTAAAACACTTGACAGCAGAACAATTAGCTGATAAAATATTAGAATGTGAGGAACTAGACCCGTTACCTCATTATACGGTCCTAGACTCCTCATGCTGGAATAGAACAGGATTCGGCCCTTCTATCGCAGAAACTATGATGAGGGCCGGGGTTAGGTGGACTCCATCCGACCGCAATCGTCTCCAAGGAAAAATGGAATTACATAGGCGGCTTGCTGACGACCCCCACTCTAATGAACCCCGTATGCGAATCTTTTCTAGTTGTAAGCATATCATTGCACAGCTATCGGGCATACCCCTCTCCAAAACTAACAGTGAAGATGTTGACACACGAGCAGAGGACCATGCCTACGATGCGTTGCGATATATGGTTATGACGAGAACCAGCGGGTACACCTCAATACACAAACAACTGCAGGGCATCAAGCAACAAGCCTTTCAGCCCTATGATGCTACGTTCGGATACTAGGAATGGCAGAGCCAACTGATATAGGTAAAAATCTGACTACTGCTGAAAAGATGGTTCGAGATGCCACTTCAGTTTTCAGAGAGTACATGGAAATTCCGTTTATTCCTGAAGAAGAAGAATTTCTTTTTAAAGCGTTTGGCGGTAAGCCCGGTCAAGGAAAAGTAAAGACACCCAAGAAGCTAACTCCCGAACAGGCTATGGCCTTTTTAGATTATTCTGGCTTCCCTCTAGCTGACGAAAATGCAAAGTTTTCTATTGCGTCTTCTATTAAGTTGGGTGCGCCAGAGTTGTTCGATGATGCCAGCTTCAAAGATTATGAAAAGAAGTTTGGTTCGGTCATGGAGATGCAAGAAAAGGGCGCATCTGCATCCAAGAATATAACAACAGCAAAAACACCAAAGGCAGCGAATGAACCTATGACAACGGATAGTCCCACAACAAAAGGAAAGTCTGGAGCAGTAAGCTTTAACAAAGAGTTTACATCTAGAATAACTGAAAGTGGAGAATCTAGAGGTGATGCTCTACGAGGTAGCACTCTTGTAGATATTATTCAAAATCGTCAAGATATAAGTAATACTGTTAAAACTGCCCGAATTAAAGTCATAAGAGACTTAGGATTTGAGGATATTAAGTTAGGGGATATTACAGATAAAACCCCTGTTCGTGAACAATTCTTACGAGCCATAGTAGAAAACGGTTCGAACAGTCAGATTAGCGCATTTGTAGGGGACTTTAAAAAGGTCCTTGCAGAAGTTGGGGTAACAGCCCAAGGAACGACAAACCCTTTCAGAACTATGATGAGAGAGGCAGTCGGTGAAGAAGCATATAAAGCGGCGGGTTTTAGCACTGAAGTAGACCGCCTAATTCCTGTAAACTATCCTAGAGAAGTCTATTCAGAATCAAAACGTATAGCTGCCGGATTGATGGAAGACCCTAAAACTCGACCTGCCGGGGGTCGTATGTTACTTATGATGATGGGGGGCTACAGACCCTCTGATTTTAAAGCACTACGTATAGAAAACATAGATTTTGAAACAGGGTTAGTTAAGGGGCTAGAACTAAAAACGGATGATAAAAAGAAAAGTGTAAAAATAGGGTATCTTCCTGAACCCCAAAGAGATATTATTCGAAGCATTATCGGGAATAAAACTAATGGTTTGGTATTCAGTAACCCTTCAGGTTTAGATAAAACAATAAATACGGCGTTAGCTAATTCTAACATACCTGAAATAGAATATCTTCAGGAAAGCACTGGCAATTATGTAAAACAAAAATTTACTAACTATGATTTTAGACGAGTTAATGAAACAAATTTAAGTTCTAAGGGTTATAACGATAACGACATTGTTCGAAAAGTTCTCACGTGGCGACCCCCTTCTGGTAACGTTCAAAAATACCAAGCGGTGATTGACCAGTCAGGAGCAATAGAAGAAGCTAACGCAAGGGCGTTTGAACCCTACGTTTTATTGTCTCAAGGGAATACTACAACGAGCGATGGAACTACGACAAAAACACATGGTCAATTTTTAACTGAAGTAGGGGTTACTCAACTATCCCCATTTACACAGAGGTACGTTGTAACTTCTGATGCTGTATCTAAATTACCTGTGTACTTACAGGATACTGTAGCCCAAGAATCTGTTGGGGTAACTTTTTCAGATAAGCCTATATCCAACGTAAAAATAAATGTAGACCCTGCAGCTTCTACTACTTACAAAGAATTATCTGCAAAAAAATTAGAAGTTGATTTACTAAAAGCTGAAACAGAAAAAAGAAATTTAGAAGCTAACATGCCCCCCAAACAACCCTCTGTTAGTGTAGACCCCGGTGGTGAAGCATCTCCATCTCTCGTTCAGGCCTTAGAAGACAACGGGTTTAGTATGGACGACATAGATGACATCTTTGACAACCTTATGGATAAGGGTAAGACCACTCTCAAGACTGCAGGTGCTGCACTTGGCACAGCTTTCGCAGGAACAGCGATATATGAAGCCATTCGCGACCCCGGTGGGGCTGGCGCAGCAATGGCACGGGATATGGCTATAGAGGGAGCCGCATTAGCTGCACGGACAGGAGCAGGTGTTGCTGGGGCTTTACCATCAATATTAGACCCTAGTTTAGGAGTTGAGTTACAGCCCAGCACTGTGGATGACACTCTTGACGACCCGTCTATTGAGTATTCTTTTACACCTGCCAGACCCGACGGTCCTATGCCATTGTTTGATGAACGTGGTATGGTAACAGGTAGTCCCCCACAAGATTCTGGCATGATTCCAGAACCAAGCAGGGTTCCAGAAGCCGCCCCTGCTCAAGACCAAGGCTTCCTTTCTCGTTAACTAGGAGGCAGAAATGCCAGACCAAAACTATAACTATGGCCCAGCCTATATAATGAACTCTGATAAAGTCAGTGTTGATACAGATGAGGGTGCATCAAAGCTATATCGCGAAGGTCTTGAGTTTGACACTCGCGCAAAGACAGGCCCAATCTACGAAGATATGCCCAAGAAGCAAACCAAGCCTACTGTAGAAGCCTCATTCAATACAATGGCAGAAGACAGAAACTACTTTAGCTAGGACTTTAAATGTCTGAAGATAACTTTCTCCAACCGGATGATGACACGGTAGTTCCGGTACAATCTCCTGAAGAGCAGATGCCCGGTCTTGCAGGGTACGTAACTGCAAAATTCAGGGATGCTGAAACTGGTCGCTTTGCTCACGAACAACGTTGGCTACAGGCGTTCAAAAACTTTCGAGGCATTTATGACTCAACAACACAATACCGTGATTCAGAACGG